TGTCCAAGTCTACTAGACTTGATGCTAATGGCAACTTCCTTGCTTCTGGAACACATACAAGATACTTTGGTGGTGGTCAGTTAACAGTCCACGATCATATTGAAATGATTGGTGGTAACTTCAGAATGTATGGTTCTGATGGTAAGACATTAGTATTCAACGTAGCTAACGATGATGATCACGTAGGTGATGGATCAGTTAGAGACGAGAAGACTGATGTAATGGGAATGTATGTCAATGGTGGAGCAATGATCGGTGGTGACCTTAAGGTCATGTACGAAGATTGTCAAACTAATGGCATATGTACTCAGGGTATTAAGTTCCAAGTATTTGGTGATAGTGGTTCTGTTAACATGGGTGAAAAACTCTATGTTAAAGGTGCATTATCTCCAACAGGTGATTCACAGAAAGAAATCTTCCATGTTGATAACCTTGGACCTTCTGGTGGTACTACATCTGGTTCTAAAGATTGGATTATGTATCAAGATAGTTCAATTGATGCATTTGGAATCAATCGTTACTTCACTAGAAATGGTGGACGTAGATATACATATGTTGAGCAGTCTGCAACTGGAATAGGTCAAACACAAGCAAATGCATTACAACCAAATAATAATTACTTGGTTAATACTGCTTCTGGTTCAAATATTGTTATGTATCTTCCAGAGACAGCAGAAACAGGTGACATGATTAGATTTGTTGAGGTTAGTGGAAACCTAACATATAATACAAGTCTAGTATTGAGAGCACTTAAAGTCAATAACGTACCAACCGCTATTCAAGGTGACACAACTGGTACTAAGATTCAGGCTGGTGCTGGTCAAATGCAAGCTGCTTGGGATAGTGGTGAACTTGTTGTTCAGACAAGAAACGCATCATTTGGTTTAATATATGTTGGACCTACAGATGCTGCTGGTGATCCAAATGCATCTACAGTTCCATCCAACTTACGTGGATGGTGGTTAACAGAACTATAAGGAAATATGGCACAATACTACAGTTCAATTAAAACCATGAAGTCTGCTCGTATCGGCACAATTATGCCGTGGGGTGGAGATGGTAATGAGGGGTTCACTGCTGCAAACTTACCAAAAGGTTGGATTGTATGTGATGGCAGGTTAAAAGATGCTATAAGTTTTCCTTTATTAGCATCTGAAATTGGTAAGACATATGGTGGTGACATGACAGGTAATTTTCCTAATTATACAGGACAGTTTCAATTACCTGATATTGCAAACAAAGCTATGATTGATTTGGAAAGAAGTATGCTTTCTGATCCTAAGTATCAAAATGGTCAGGCTGATGCATCTCAAGAGGTTGGTTTATTAGTTGGTGATGGTACTGGTGATGAACCAGCATTAGATTTTGGAAGTGTTGATTCACTTCCAATAACTTACGATGCAGCATCAGATATTGATTTTAGCTTTAGTAATCCAAACTTATTGTTATCTGGTAGGATGACAGGACAAACAATTAGTGATCCTGATTTCTTTACTAGTATTACTACCATTAGTAGAAAGTTGGGTATAAATCATATACCAGCACACAGTCATAGAACTACATTTCCATCAGCAGCAGCTGGATTCTTTGGACCTCAAGTATTTGATACTGCTAGAGTTGTTATGGGTGGTAGTGATGCACATCCACGTTGTTCTTACGCTGTTTCCGAGATGAATAGGTGTGAGATTTCAGGAGGAAATAGTAGAAATCCTGATTGGAATGAAGCTGCAACTATGTTAGCATATTATGGTGATTCTCAACATGAGCATACTTTACCAATAATGAATCAATTCCATGAGTTTAAAAATGATACTGGAAAAGATTATTGGTCAACAGTACCAGCACCATCATGGCATGATGGTACTCCAACAAGAAATAGTCCTAAAGCAACTACACAAACTGTTAATAGACCAGATGTAGGTGAAGTGACTGAAGATTTTCAGTACAAACCATTTGATAATGATCCAACAACTACTGATAAACCAGATCATTATCATCCTGCGTGGAGTGGTATGCATCCTAAACCACAGATTCAGGGAAATAGAAGAAACTATTTTGGTTATGATACAGGATCAACTTTAAATCAAATACCTGATAATCCAGAGGATCCTGCCAATTGGTTTACAGTAACTGGTGTATCAATTAATCCTAGTACAGATGAAATTGTATTACCAGCAGGTACAGATATTAGAACACTTAAGACTGAGGGAACTGCACCAAATACAGTAGATTATTATATTGAAGATAAGATACGTCCGTATAGAATGGTGGACGGTGAAAATATTCCAAGTGGAACTCATATAACATCAATATCAAGAAGTGGTAATGATGTTTCTGATTATGTTTATACAATTGAACTTAGTCAAAATACTGAATCTGGACCATATGCTGATCCAACTGCCACATATACTCTAGTATTTAAAGATGGTACTTGGCCAATGACACTTAACAACACTGGTTCATTGGATCCAGATGATGCAACATTTGGTATGCATAATCATGGAACATTTGATTTACAAATGTCTGTTGGTTCTTTGAAACCACAACCAACATATTCTATTAGTGATATAAGTTTAGGTAGTGTTACACCAGTAAATGAGGATAACGCACTAAATATTACAGTAACTACAACTCAGCCATCAATGGCATCTGTGTACATTATCAAGGCATATTAAATGGCAACTATCTATTCAAAAGAAAGAAGTAAATATGGTAATATAACAGGTCAAATTATTATTTGGCCAGTTGAAGTTGCTGGTGATATTAATGCATCATCAACAAAGAGAGATTTACCAGCAGGTTATTTACGTTGTGATGGTAGTGTATATAATGCTGAAGATTTTCCACAACTTGCTTCTATATGTGGCACAGGAATTAATGGTAAGTATGTTAGAAAAGATCTTTCCAACAATCCATTACAATCAGTAAGTGATGAGCAGTTTGTAGTGCCAGATCTAGGATCTAAATACCCACTACCTACTGGTAGTGCAGGTGGTGGTGGACAATATATAAACATTAGAGTAACTACAGAACAAGGTGTTGAGAAGAGTCGCTCTGGTATTGGAATAAATGCTGATGATATTGCTGGTACTAACGGAGTTATAGACGTTCAATATACAGGTGAGTTTATTATTCCAAGTCATGATATACCAATGAGGGGAAGACCTGCATATACTCTTGGTACAACTTCTGGTAAAAGAACTGAAACTGAAGCAGTAGATGCATCTGCTATACATGGTCATGCACACTTTCATCAAGGTACTAGATCTAGGTTAAAAGCAAATGGAGAAATTGATGATAACAATCCTAGTGCAGTTTTAGAACCAGAAATGCAAGGACCAGTTGCATTAATGAATGCTTCCACTGTCCCTGTATGGAATTGGATGCTTGCTAGTACAGATCCATTGGGAACTGCTTGGCCAGGAAATGGTCAAGGACCATGTAAAGGTGCTGTTGGTGGTACGTATGCAGCTAATATGCAGTTTAGGTGGGGTGATCACACTGGAACAGGATCTGGAACTCCACCCATAATAGGAGTAATGGCATCTAACCCTGTTTCTTATAGTGGTGGATGTTGGAATGGAAGTAAAGAAACTGCTGAACAATTAAAAATTACATGGAAATATTGGTGTATATCACCAACAGAAGAATATATGGTGACAAAGCTGACAGAAAATGGTATTACTCCTATTCCTTCTGGTATTTCTGGTGGTAGTACAGTTAATACGTGGACAGATTATCCTATCACTGATCCACCATATTCAGTTAATGGTACTTACCAATCAAAGAAACGTAATACTTGGTGGACTTTTCTTACAGGTTGTATTAATCAAACCACTATTAATCATCATGATGTTCTGCCTTTAACAGCACAGTATGTTCAAGGAGCACAAGGAGTACCAGAAGATTGGAAGGGTGACTCATGGTATCAGTATATGCCATTACAACGAAATGAATTACATTCCATGGCTGGTGATGAAGTTACTCCAGGACTTTTTAATGAATTTACTGAAACGGATGCATTGTATAGTGGTGGAGAAGATCCAACAGAACATTTTCATAAAGTAAATATTAATAAGGAAGATCATACATTTGAATTAAGAACTGACGCACATCAAATATCAGCAGATTTACTTGAAACTAAATTACAGTTAGATGTAGATGAATCAAGATCAGTAGATAATGTATCATCACCATTTATAATATTAGAATACCTAATTAAGATTTGATAAATGACAGTATCATCACCACCAACATATAGAAATACTAGAACTAATTTTTATACAGATAAAGCATCTGATAATAGTCCTGTTGGTTCTATTATTAGTACGTTTAAAGCAATAACTGGTGTTTATGACAATAGTTATATTCCACTTGATCCATATAATGTACTTCCAGGTAATTCAAATACTCCAAATAATCCTGAACATCAGTATCCTGGATATCTTTATTGTGATGGTTCTGAATATAATATAAGCGATTTTCCTGTATTATATTCTATCATTGGAAATGATTATGGTGGTGATTCAAGAAGAGGAATAACAATTGTTGATGGTGGTAGTGGATATGCTGCTGGTACTACAATAACATTTGATGCTGCACCTACTGGTGGAACTACTATAGAAGGAAGTTTAACCATTGATAATGGTGTAGTTATAGCAGTTAATATTACAGAGTCTGGAGCAGGTTATCTTACTGAACCATCATTTACTATTGCTAATGCTGGTGGTGGTACAGGATTGGATTTAGAAATTAATATTGGTGCTGGTACAGTAAGAGGAATAAATGTTGACAATGTTTTTGAGCATTGGGGTGAGAGTAGAAGTTTAGGTACATTTAAAGTTCCTGATTTAAAGACTAGAAAGGTTGTTGGTTATGGTAATGTCTATGGTTCTGGATCACCCAGTATTGGTTTACTTACGCTTGGTGCTGGTGGTAACAATGGTAATATTAAACAAGGTGGATCATGGTATTTTGATAAGGCATCTCAAGCAGGATATTTTTCTCTTGGTACAATAACTACAACTGGTTATGAAAATATTACTGATTCTATAAGCACACGTGTTATAGGAAGTCAGAAAGTTAGTATTACAATGGATCCAAGAAGGCTTACAAGAGTACCAGAACATTCACATTTTGTTTATCATACTTCAACTCAACAAACAATTACATGGCCTAGTGGTTTTGGTAATGATGATAGATATTTAGCTAATTATGAGGATTTTAATTCAAGAGCTGATAGATGGTCTCCTGTTGGTGGTATTCAGTATGAACATAAACATGGATTATCAAAGAATGTAATGCAAAGTAGGCAGGTAGCAACTTATGATGTGTTTGATTGGAATGTTGGTGCTGAAGGTACAGGTAGTATTAAATTTTCAGATCCTGTTGATGGAGATTTTTATTTTGCTTCAGGGGATTTAGGTGCTGGAACATGGGAAGAACAAACGTATGTACCAAATACATTATTTAAAATATTTACAGATACTGATGACATAGGCGGTAGAACAAGAATTCTAGCAGGTGACCCAATCATTTCATACAATCAAGAGTTAGAATATACTGGTAGTACTAATGTTAGCTTCCCTAATAATTGGGCAGTTATGCAAGTTACTATTGCAGGTGGTGGTGGATCTGGTAGTAATGGTATAGCAGCTGGTAGTGATGGTAATGATACTAATGTTAAAGTAACTGCTGGTACTGGTTCATCAGGAATATTGTTAGATGTCACTGCTGGTGGTGGACAAGGTGGAGGAAAAACTACTAATTTTACAAGTTATGGTCCTGGTGGTGCTATTACCAAGAGTGGCACAAAAATAAGTGAGTTAATGTTTCAATCAGAGTTAACATTTAATGGTACTGCTGGACAACAAGGTAGTGGACCTGGTGGTACTTATCCTGGATCAACTTATCCACAATCAAATCCACCCAACCAAGCAGGTCTTGGTGGTTCAGCTTCTGTTGGTCCTAATATGACTGTTGGAGTTGGTGGTGGTACTGATGGTATTCATACATACATAGGCAATTCAGGTAGTTCAAATAATACCTATACATATAACCCTTCGGGTAATTCATTACAAACTTGTAACTTACAAACTGGTAGTGAATTTAAACTTATAAGATTTACAATTAAAGGGGCTGCAGGGCAAGTCTCTCAACGTGCTGCTAGTGGTACTACTGGACATGGTGGTATAATTGGTGGTATAGGTTCTCCTGGAGCTGTTATGATTTTGGAGGTTAAGGATCCTGGTGATTCTGATACATACGCATTCACCATTTTTGCAGGAGCAATGGGAACAAGTCAATCAGGAGCTCCTGGTGATGATGGTCCAGGTGGCGGTGGATATGGTGGTGCTGGTGGTGCTGGATATGCAAATGGTGGTGGAGGACTAGGTGGAGATGGTGCAGTAGATGATGGTGGCGGTGGAGGCGGTGTGTCTGCTGTCTTATTAAGTACACAATTAGTCGCTGGTGCTGGTGGCGGTGGTGGAGGTGGAGGTATGCAAGATAGCACCTCTTATCCTTATAATGGTGAGAATGGTCAGGGAATGGATAATAATAAAGATGTGTACGTGTCTGGTTCTAGTAATTTATTCACTGGTGGTGGTAACCGAGGTGGTAACTACGGCTGCGTAGGTGGCGGTGGTGGAGGTGGAGGTGGAGGATGTTCCACATCCAGCCAAGGTGGTGGTGGAGGTGGAGGAGAAGGTGGAGATCCTCAAGGTACTGGTGGTGGCGGTGGTCACCAAGGTGGAAAGGGTGGACACACAGGACAGTCTGCATATAATACTACTTATTTTGATTTTATTAATTGCACTCTATCAAATAGTGGAAATGGTCAGGTTGTAGTTTACACTGAAGAAGATGATAGTGCATGGAGTCCTGGTGGTGGAGGCGGTGGAGCTGGTGCATTAGTTTCATTTACTGTATATAAAGAAGATTTGACTGGTGCATCATCTGTTGCACTTACAATGAATAGTAGTGTTGCTTCTGGTCCTACTGGAGTTGGTGATGGTATGTCACCATATGCAAGGATTGGATTTGGTGAAATTACTGGATGGAAGAATGAACAATCAATAACAAGTACTGGTGACATAGTTATTAAAGCATCTGAAGGTATTGAACTATATGCATCTGGTTCTGGTACAGGTGATGGTGGTGGATTTGCATTACCAGTCACACAAGTTCCTACAGTTGAATTTGTAGGTGGTGGTGGATCAAATGCTGCTGCTACTGCCACTGTAGCTGATGGAAAGGTTACTGGAATAACATTAACTAATGGAGGAACTGGATATACTGCTGCACCACAAGTTCGTATTATAGATGGTGCTGGTACACGTGCTTTTGCTACTGCTACGGTGGAGACAGGTGGAAACAGAGCAGTCACTGCTGTTACATTATCTACACAGGTAGTGCCTGAAGACTACAAAAGATATGTTAAGATTTCTGGTACTGAGCAAAAGAGATGGATTATAATTAAAGAACAAGATTGTTCTAATGTAACGAGGTTTAATGTTAAAGCATGTAGAGGTAATGGTATTAATGGTGGAAATACTCCTGAAAATAGTGGAGATCAGTTGAAGATATTCTATAATACTGATTTGAGTGAAGACAATTGGACTTTCTTAGATGTAATTGTACCAATGCCAGATGAAAATGATGCAACTGGAGCAAAGTATGAGGGTACTGGTCAGGGTACTAATCCAACCAATTGGTATTGGTATGGTACTGATCTACCAAGTGCTGCACAAAAACCAAATACAAGATTTAAAATTGAGCAAGACAGAGGTGCAGTTGGTGATTATACAATTGATAGTGATCATTATGGTATATGTGATTTCATCTATGAATATAAAGAGGTAACTGAATTGGTATTCCAAGCTGCTTCTAATAAGATGTCAACATCAGTTGATCAATTGAATTATGAGATTGATGCAGCACCTACTGCATTGTATACAGCAGGTGCAATTGGAGGAGAAACTGTATTGAAACTCACTGCACAAGTACCACTTATACCAGATGCAGCGATTGATCCAGATAGGAATATACCACTTATTGAACCGTACCACCTAACCAAGTACCTTATCAAAGCGTTCTAAATAAACAAGGGAACTAATATCTAACATGGCAGTCACAGAATTATTATTGCAAGTAGATGCAATACAAAAGACAGTTACATATAAAAATGTGACCAAGAATATCACTGATACATACTGGACTAGTGACATTGTTCCTGTAATATATCCTTTGTGGGATAGTGATAAAGATAAGTTAGTGTTGTTTGCATGGTATGCAAATGATACTTACATGGCACAGAAACGTAAGTACACCAAGAACTTCAAGACTGATACATTCTATTGGAATGATTATGAGATGGAGGACGTTGGTGGTACTGAAGGTAAGAAAGTATATGATAAGTTTAAGGAGGCATTCTTTCTCGCTGATTCCCTAGAAGAAGAGGAGTATCAAACAACATTTGCTAAGATACATGCCAAGACTGCTGCTGTTAGTTGGTTGTCTGTTAGATTAGCACGTAACTTCTTACTCACTGAAACTGATTGGGTATTTGTTGAGGACTCTGGTATTAGTGCTGATGATAAAGAATTGTATAAGAAATACAGGGCAAAGTTGAGAGATATTCCTAATGCAGCCAATACTTCTGATGCTGTAGGAGTTAAGTTTCCCATTAATCCATCATATTATAAGAATGTAGTTTTACAAAAGCCATCACCACCAGCATATTTGGAGAGTGATGATCAATTTGTTGAGGTTTCATCCACATACTTTAATACATTTAAAGAAAAGATTGCATCCTATTTAATTGTATCGTCACTCACTGAAGGACTGTATGAGAAATCATTCTTAGATGCATTATCTAAGTCAGGTGTTGTTTATAGTCCACCAGCAGATCCAGGTGACACAAATCAATTGAGTGATCAATTTACTGATGAACAATATACTACTACAGTTGATTATATGACAGAATTAATCAAGAAACTTGAAGAAGAGAGAGGATCATGAGTATTACTTCGTTGAACATTTGGGATACAATTGAAGCATATTGTAAGACCAATGATACATCATTGATATATTTTGTCAATGATAAGATTAAAACTGCTGATGATGCTAAGAAGACAGCAGTGTGGACATGGTACTCTAGTTTTGCAGAGGAAGATGTCCTTGATCTCATGAAAACCTTGGGTGACTGGGATATAGTAGCAGTTACCAATGAGGATCAAGCAATAGCAAATGCTACTGCATGGTTCCCTAGAAAGGAAGATTGTCCTGATGACTTCCATCACTGGGAGTGTCATGTCATGGATAAGACTGGTGATTTTGTATGGAAGAACGTGGACAGTCCACCATCCAATTCTTAAACTGTCACAAGCCCCCTTCACAGGGGGTTTTTTAATGCTATAGTATATTTGTTGAGAGGATATGTGGTTCTCTAGCCCCAAACCTACTGACTAGTCTGACTTAGAAGCAGACACATGACCGTTGGTAGAACCCTATTACTGCACATGACAGATGGGTGAAAGTGGTGGGGGTTCAGGTGTAAGCGATTCCCTAGAGGTAAATTTGGGCATGTTGGGTGAAACCCTCGTTGATGCCCCACTCCTCTTAACACTATACTATACTATTACAGTCATGCTCTCTCAGTTAAACGAAGACATTGCATATTGCACACGTGTGCTAGGATGCAACTCAGAGCAGACTGATGAACTCATCGGTGCTGCCACTAACCTAGGTCTCAACGTAGAATACTTCTGTGAAGAATTCATTGTTGCACCTGAAGGTGAGAATGCATTGAAGTATCAGCGTGAGGACTTTATTGACCTTGACGCATTCAATGCGTATCATGGTATTTACTTTGAGGATGTTGAAGATGCTTGTTGAGTTATTCAAGGTAGCAGAAGGTGCTGCTGTATTAACAACTATTACAATTGCTGCTGCTACCGTTCCTCATGCTATACTAAATGGAGAGGATCTCCCAAACATTGTGCCAGTTATTACACTGTACGAGCATGATGATAGGAGGATCTATCCAGAGATTTACCAACACGAGGAAAATGTTCTCCACGAAACTCCTTAAATTAGCAGTGGATCGCTCG